TGCTCCCTTGTTGGTTGAGCCGTAGTAGATGGGTGCTTTGAGACGAGTCAAGAGATTGCCTGAGCCGTCCTTGACATCGCAAATGAATTTGAAGTTGTACTGCCCGTAGATACCAGAATCAGTTTCGTATACAACAAAGATGTTTTCGTTGTATGCTGGGAGATAGGTAGTGCCGGTAGGTTGATGTTTAGCCGTGAGTGCCATCACCTAAAAATAGCGAAAGGGACAAAGTGTCCCAAATCAGATGAGTTCGTTCAAACAAGCACAGACATACGCCTCAAATCCTTTGGCAGCTGCTTGATCAAGACGCTGGTTTCTTGCCTTGGTTATTGTTCGGTGGAAGGATAGGGTATTCAGAAACTCAATCAGTTTCATCTCAAGAATGGCATCCCATTCGGCTCGTCTGCCTCCTGCCAATCGGTCTACAATGGAGAGCCATCCAAAAACATCTCCCTCACCTCCTTCTCCTGATCCTTCAAATAGGTTAGGGTAGCGGCCAACAACCTCGGATAGAGTTGAGAAAAAAAAAGCGCATACCCATAAAACGGCAAGGCTTTCAAATCCTTAAAGTTGTCAACCTTCCATTGATAGTCGTCCTCAATCTTTCTGCCCAGAATGTCAACCCTATAGGACAGCAGAGCAATGATTGTGTGAAGATTCTCGGTTATATCCCCTTTGACTACCTCTTGCAGTTCAATGAAATGGTGAGCCGACATCTCTTTGGCGTTCTTGACCAATCTGAACCTGCGGCCTTTGTGTTTGAACTTGTAGCCGATGCGCTTGTCAGGCATTTTGTCAAGGTTGAGTTTGGCGTGTTCCTCTTTGAGTTTCTCCATTGTCCAGATTTCCACATCTGAAAAAGGGATGTTCAGACAAATGGACACCTCGTGTGCCATCTGCTCAATCGGATTCATGTCTTTAAGAGTGGCGAGTTCTTGGATTTGGCCTATTGTGAAAGTTTTCATGCGAAGAAGAATGTGCCTTTTTTGTTTTTATGTGAGCAGTCAACTGCTAAAGCCAGAGCCATAACGCAGTCATCGTGCAATCCTGATGGTGCGGAATACCTAACCCCAGTTCTGGTGTATTCAAATTCAAATGACTCCATCTCGTAACCGATGGGGTTCTCAGGGAATCTGACCTCTTGGCTTTGCACTGCCATCACCAGTCCTTCAATCAACTGCTGCTTTGATTGGGAGGTGAACTTGAAGCCTTGCATCCTTGGGCAGCGTCTTTGGAGTTGTTCCACTACTGGGTCACCGACACCCGTTGAGTCAATGAAGCAAGGAGTTCCACCCACAAGACGAGCGATGTGTTCTGAAGTGGTCGCCCAATCTTTTTGAAATCGCTCAAAATGACAAACCTCTTTATTTGCGTTCAGACCAACGATTACTGTCCAGTCGGTATACTTAGCAAGGTCAATACCAAAAGATGCCACAGAATCGCTTAGAATGGGTGAATAGCAGCGTCTGATGTTGTCAATGCCGAACGGGTTGCTCTGGTCATCGGCAGGTTCAGCCAAATAGAGTTCCTTGAACACATACTCAGGGAGGTCTTTTTTCGCTTGTTCTATCTCGTCAACAGAGATGATTCCTTCCTTGGCTGCATCGTAGGCGGTGATCTTGAAATAGGAGTAGTCACTTTCCCCTTGCTTGGCTCGTTCCCCTAATTTGTAAAACCAGTTCTTTTTGCCTTTGACATTCCCAATGAGTTTGCATTTGCCTTGGGTAGCGGTTAGGGTTGAGCGAAGGGCAAACCAAGCGTCCTCCCTTGCTCGTGAGGCTTCATCAAACACCGCAGCATAGACATCTTCCCCGTAAAGGTTGTCGGCTTTCTCTGCGCTCTTAAATTCAATCCGTGATCCAGTTGGGGTAGTGAGGACAAGTTTGGATTCGTTGGAGATAAAGAAATTCGGGATTGTCACTTGGGACTTCATCCTTCGGAAGGCAATCTCCGCTTGTTGATAGACGGGAGCAATCCACCACACCGATTGGTTTTCTTTCAGAGCAAGGGCTTGTTCAAACAACCAAATGATGTGAGATGCCGTTTTGCCCGTCTTGGTACTTGCTGCGGTTATGGTATAGCGAGAAGGAGAGTCAAGGATGGCTCTTTGATAGGTTGTAAGAAAGGGTCGCTCATACTCTATTTGCATACAGATTTTAATAGAGCCACTCTGAGAGCGTTTTCTGCCTTGAGAGAGTGATGGTCATCGCAATAGGCTCGGTTGATTTTGCCGACCTTGTCCCACTTCTTGGATTTGATTAACTGCTCAAGAGGTGTCCCCCAGTCGTTGTTTTTGACAAAGAACACTCCGAGGTTTGATTTGTGGTTGGTGTAGGGTTCAACTGCCGAACAGAGAATGGGTCGGTTGTAGGCTGCTGCTTCTAGAATCTTCAACTCTGATTTGTATCGGTTGAATTTGTCGTTGGTCAAAGGGGCAAGGCAGATGTCAATTTCACTATACATCTTGCCGTACTCAATCGGACTTGTTCCAGTTCTGTGGACAAACCATTCTGGTCGGTCTTTCCTGCTCTTTCCAGTTACAGCTTTTTCCATCGTTGCCCAGATAGGTTCATTCTCGTGGAAGCCTCCCATCAAGAATCTCACATTGTGCTTCTCGCAAATGGGTGCAATCTGGTCGGTTAGAAGTTTAATGTCCTCCTCGTGAGAAATGCCACCCACCCAGCCGATAGTCAGAGGGTGTTCAGTTGTGGTGTTCCATTGCTCGGCCTTCTGGTTGATGCAGTTCTTGACGATGGTGATTTTGTCGTTTATCTCAGCAATCCTTTCAGCGAGTTGAGGCGTGGTTGTCATTACCGCATCCGCATAGTAGATAGCATCCTTGATGCAGTTCTTGATTTTGGTTCGGTATATCTTGTAGACGGGATTGTGCCGAGGAATCACCCAGTAATCGTCAATGTCAATGATGTAAGGGATTTTCTTCTTTGCCAGTATCTCCAAGATGTTATATTGCAAATCACCCAACCAGCGATTGAATACCACACAATCGTACTTCTCAAACGGCAGCGAACCCCATTCCATTCGGTTCTGAGAGACATCAACCGTGATGTCGTAGTCCAACTGAATTTGGGAATAGGGAACAAATAGCCGGTGATAGGCTACTCCATTGCTGCCGTCTAAGAGTACTAAGATTTTCAAAAGGGTAGATCTTTGGGTTTCTGGTTGCAAATAAAGTGTGTAGCCTTTGATTTCTCGTGAGGTGCTTGGCGTTTGCCAATTCTCAGTTTGATGTCCCCGTAGGAGTTCATCTCAAGTTTGCCTGATTCCAAGGCCTCTTGAATTTGCTTAATGTTGATGCTGATGTTCATTCCGTAGTCATCAGACCATCCGTTTCCGAAATAGATTTTTTCCATTACTTGTCCAGTTTTAGTGTTACTTTAATTGTCTTTTGTTCTATGTGTTGGTCAATGGTTTCCTTGGGCTTTCCATAGACCCGGTCAAAGAGAAGTTCAATCAGGTGAATGCTTCCTCGCTCGTAGTCCCTTGTGGCTTTCTTAGCAATCATTGCAATCCAGAAAGGAAGTTCGTCATTCTTTGCCAGTTCCACAAGTTCGCTCCGGCTTTTAGTTAGCAGTCCTTTAATGATGTCCTGGGCTTGGCCGTTTGTTAGTTTGGTGTTGTATTCAGCAAGGAACACATCCTTGAGAATGGTCTCAATCTTCTTGGGTCTGCCGTTAGGGTTCAGCACTTGCCCTTTCTGAATTGGTTTGAGGTTCTGTTCGTTTGCCATTCTCGTTGTTTTCTCTCTTTAATCTTGGTACAAGGTTTTCTCTAACTGAGCCACCCAGTGATAAAGATGTTCTTTGCTATGAAAAGAAAAAAGTGACTGTTCGTGTTCTTCTCCGTCTTCTGGATTTGTCCAGCAAACCCAAACATCCATCATTTTCAATTCGCAATCTATGGGCATATATATAGATACTGGCCAATACTCATCCCAAACCCAAGTATATCCTGAATTTTGATTAACTCCGATTTGTGTGTGTCTGCTTGTTTCAAAGCCGAATCGTTCGGCACAATACATAATAAAAATTGCCTTTTGGCGTTCCCAGTTGTTGAGTTGTGATAGGTTATTCATAGTTCTTTAATTATGAAGCAAAGATAAAAACTTTTTTAATAATACAAAATAATTTTATTTGCAGAAGTTATATTTTTATATATCTTTGTTTCAATTACAAGCGATGGAAGTGTAATGGTTGCACACTAATCATTCCAGATTAGGGGAGGGGTTCGATTCCACCTCATCGCTCAACTTTTTTGGGTAAGGTTTAGCAAGTTGTTTGCACAATGATATTAATCCCTTATCCAGAGGATAAAGATATTTTCTTTTTCCACTTCTTTTTCTTGTTTCTAATTTTGACAAAAATTCTTTTGAATATGTGTTCAGTGTTCTATCGTGTCTCCATTTACCTTTGTAAAAATAATCCTTTCCACTGCTTTCGCTTTCTTCTACAAAATACCAGTTAGTCGCTTGATATATCGTCCCATAATGGTTTTGGCCTTTGTCTGAATATGATATAAGTAACTTGACTGTTGGACAATCTTTTTTTATTAATCGTATTGCAAGAGCCATTGCCTTGCTTGTGCTTTCTTGTTTACCATTTAATGCCATCCTTGTCAATTCTAAGTATTCACCATATTTCAATTTATATGGCTTACCCATATTTGCAGATGCTCCTCCTCCAAATAATATAACACCACACCATTCGCCTACTTTGTTGAATACTGAATAGCCAATATATTGTGCAGGTACAACTCCGGCATAGTGAAATTTTATACAAGCATATTTCACCGCTTTTTTTGATGCCCTTACTAATCTCATATTTCACCGGCTGATATCGAAAAATATGAACCGGGATATTTTCTATCCAAAAGTTCTTGAATATCAATCTCTGCCTTTTGTAATTGCTCGACAGATTCAAAAGTAATTTTCATTGTTGCTGGTTTATTTTTTTCATCACCAATTAGTTCATCCATTGAGGGTTCTTCCATGAATACTGGAACATCCAAACCCCATTTGTCTAAATCTTCAACATCCCATTCGTTTGCAATCATCTCCCAGTCCCATTCTCCGTAGCCGACATTGTCCTTGATAATGAATTGCCGTTGCTGGTCTTCTGTTAGTTGGTCAGCAATAAGACAAGGAACTTCCGTCACTCCGGCTTCCTTGATCGCCTTCAATCGCATATTACCTCCCAGAACAATCATGTCCTTATTGACTACAATTGGGCGAATCTCAAGCATCTCAGGGAACTCCTTGATTGATGCTACCAACTTCTTGAACTTCTCGTCTTTGATGATGCGAGGGTTGTTCGGGTTGGGTTTGATGTCTTTCAGTTTTACTATTTGCATTTGCGTTGGCTTAGTTTAACAAGGTGAGTGACTCGGAGCATTGCTTTCTCCTCTTTTATATCCCCGTATCGGTTGTGGCAGGAGCGACAAAGTGCCATCAAATTTTCAATGACATCCTTGTCCTTTGAGCCTCCCATTCCTCGTGCTTCTATATGATGAATATCAACTGCCGTCTGACCACACATCTCGCAAGGTATCCAGTCGGTCTCGTGATAGTTCATTTCCTTGAGATAGATTTTGGTGTGATTCTTCATAGACGAATGATCTCCGTTCCGTGTTGTTTGACATAAACATCCATAGCGTGATTGTGCATATCAAATCTCTCGGCTCTTTCGTTGTTCTGGTAGTTCTGAGATAGTCCTTTGAATACACCATAGCCTCCGTCAATTCCGATTGTATAGATTGTAGGTACTCTGCCGCATAGAAAGGAAAAAGCAAAGCCGGACGAATTGTGAGTCGGGTGCTGAGGTAGTCCTTTGTTTGGGTCTATTGAGAATTGCACGAATACGGTGTTTGATGTGGTTGGTGAGGAGCAGGTTCTGGTCAGGATATACCGAGCGTTGATTGGTGACTTGATAAACTGAGTAGGTCGGTCATAGATTATAGGATCATGCAGAGCAGCAATATCGGCATACTTAGTCACATCAATGGCAGCGTTGATAGTCCAGATGTTGAACTCATCGGTTGGCTTCCATCGTTCCAAACTATGCCCAGTTCCTACAATCAACCAAGGCTTTTGGAAGAACCAATCCTCACTTGCGAGTTCGTCTACGCTTCGTAGGTTGTTCGTCATCTGCTATCTGTGCTGCTTCAATCTCTGGTTGAATTTCTTTCTTTAGACCCTCGGCTCTGATGATAAGCGAGTAAAACGCTTCCACAAAACAAGAGGAGCAAGTCGGCATCGGTCTGCCCATTTCTTGCTGGTAGATTTGGCGGAGGCGAACTCCTTGTTCGGGAGTCACTCGGAAAAACCCACTCTGCTTCCATTGGGCAAACAGAGGAGATAGGTCAAGGATGTAGTTGATTTCTTCTAAGGTCATAGGACAAAACTATATAGTGAGAATGAGGCTAACAAAAAGAGAAGCCATTTGAGGTCTTTCATAGGTATCGGTTTAAGGTTGTTGCTCCCCAAGCAGATAGTGCGGCAAATGCGATGCCAGACCATCCGTAGAGAGGTATAAAAAGAATAAGGCCAAGCCACCAAGCCATACAAAGTTCGCAGTTGAAAGGTTTGAGTTTAATCCTCCAGCCTATCTCCCCCACGAAGATGATTGCCAAGCAACTGACTCCGATTATTTCTAAGAGTGTATTCATCGTTGATTTGTTCTTTGATTCGTTTTACTACTGCGAGGATTTCTTGTCGGCTGATTCCGGTGATTCGTGAGATGGCTCTTGCTGACCTTGGTTTGATTCTCTCGTCTCCTTTTGACCAGAGTTCCCAGATTCGTGATTCGTACCAATCACATCCTGCCAATACTGCTTCAATACATCTGAAATGTGTCTCATCGTATTCTTCCTCGTCTGCTTCTATTTCTATGGTGCTGGTGTCCTCCATTCCAATCGGCCTGAGATAGTTCTTCTCAAAACTTGTCCTCTTGCCGTAGTACTGATTGAGGATGATGCGAGACACGAAACCTGCCCAGTATCCTGAGTGGTATTTTTCTACCACCCATTCATCAGGCTTCTCGCAGAGAATGAGAAAGAGTTCTTGGTAGAGGTCTGACGCAAGTTCTTTGCCGACCTTGACGCAAAAACCCCTTACCCATTCCTGCTGCGATAGTTCAGTTATGATTTCGCTCTTTGTAATGTTTCAAAGTTTGTTGAATTTTTAATTGAAATTTCCACAACTTATCAACTCGTGAAACTGCCATCCATCTTTTTCGTACTTCTTTCGGTAGTATTTGATTTGGGCTTCGGTCACACAACAGATGTCAGATTGCATTGTACCTTTCCTCATTACGAGAAGCCAAGATTTCACGGGCGTGTATGTAGGTTTGAGTTTCAATGAAGTTGGATTTGGGCAATGACATAAGATCGTTGATTTGACGATAGCCGTGAATGGCGGTTGAATGGTCCCGGAGCATATATTGCCCAAGTTTCATCCAAGAAAATCCAGCCCTTCTTCCTATGTAAAAGAACACCTGACGAGCAATGACATTGTGTCTCTCTCGGTTGGGTGAGCGCATCTCAGATACGGTAACACCTGATGCAGTACTGACGGCTCTCGCTATCTCCTCCAAAGGGGCATTGTGGTCAACTGGGTTCTCTAAATCTTGGAGAATCATTTTGTACTCCTTGATGGATTGTCTTGCGTTGGCAAGGTTAGACCAGAGCGTTTGGCATTTCTTCAGTAGCCGAGCGTTTTGAATTTTGAGTTCTGTGTTTTCAGTATATAGGTCTTTCATATTGTTCTATTGTTTGGAATATGGTGTGTACTACTTGAGGAACTATGGCGTTTCCGTATCCTTTGATTGATTCTCCTCGCCACTTTGAAAAGGTAATTCCGTCCAATTGGTTGGGAAGCCCATCATATCCGCCACAAATCGGGGATTGAGTTGGGAACTGCTCCCAGTTATTAATTCTATTTCCGTTGGTGTCGGTAACATTGCCATCTTTACTGAGGTTGTTAAGTCCGTTTGTCGCTTCCTCCCATTTTCGTCTTTCCAATAATTCCCCATCCAAATCCATCCTTCCTTCGGTTCGTAATCCATTTGCATACAACTTGGAGTAGGCAACAAACCAAACTCGTTGTCTACTATGGGGTGCGCCTTTACTTGCAGCTGGAAGTACAAACGGTTGTACTTCGTACCCTTGAGCCTCCAAATCAGCGCACACCTCTTGGAAGACCAGTCCATCGTCCCAATTAACAAGTCCGAGAACATTTTCGCCCACGACCCAACGAGGTTGGATTTCTTGAATTGCTCTAAGCATATGTGGCCACAAATGGCGTTCATCTTCTTTTCCGAGTCGCTTTCCAGCTGCGGAGTAAGGTTGGCAGGGGAATCCCCCAGTGAGGATGTCAATTTGTCCTCTGTGAATAGTGAAATCTGTTTTGGTGATGTCATCGTATTGTATAGCTTTAGGCCAGTAGTAGTGTAGTATTTTTTTGCCGAAGTCGTTCCATTCGCAATGAAAGACATTCTCCCATCCCATCCATTCGGCAGCCAGGTCAAAACCTCCTATTCCTGAAAATAAACTTCCGTGTCTCATTCTGTAAATTTTGTTAGTGAACCGGTGAACTTGACATCTATCGTCACGCATTCACCGTGTCTGTTTTTGGCAATCATCAATTCTGCTTCCTCGGTGTCTGGTTTTTCATCTTGATAGTAGCAGGGTCGGTAAGGGAAAAGAATCGCATCAGCGTCTTGTTCTATCGCTCCTGATTCTCTAAGGTCAGAAAGTAGAGGTCGGTGGTCGCTTCGTTGCTCTACGGCTCGTGAGAGTTGGGAAAGAGCAATGATACAAATCCCCAAGTCCTTTGCAATCAGTTTTAGGTTGCGAGAGATTTCAGCGACCTCCTCTTGGCGGTTTTGCTTTGTGCCTTTCATCAGTTGGATGTAATCAATGACCAGAAGGTCAAGCCCGTGTTTCTGCTGGTGGATTTTCAACTTAGCCGACAAGCGGTCTATTCTCAAGGAGGTGTCATCATCCAACCAAAGAACTGGGTTGTCTGCAATCGTGTAGTCCACTATCCTATCAATGTGACCTTGAGAAAGGGAGTTGCTGCGGATTTTGTAGTTCTCAATGTGTGTTTCGTGGGTCAGAATCCTCCGTGCCAATTGGTCAACTGACATTTCAAGGGAAAGGAAAAGAACCTTGTACCACTTTGATGCTTCCAAAGCCCAAGTCATAGCGATGGCTGATTTACCCATTCCCGGTCTTCCTGCACAGATGATGAGGTCTCCTCTGTTCCAACCTCCAAGATATTTGTCAAGATACCTCCAGCCCGTTTTCATTCCGTTGGTAGCGTCTTGTCGTTTGAACGCTTCGCAGATGTCATCACAAGCCTTGTTGATGGCTTTACGAGAAGATATCGGTTCACGATCAATGTGAATGGTTGCCGTTGAGATTAAGTCGGTCAATTGAGAAACGATGTCGGCTTTCAAGTCAATCTTGGAAAGTCCTTGAACAAGTCGCTCGTGTTCGTGTTTCTTAGCAAGTTGTTTCAAGTAAGCATCTACCAAGACATAGTCGGTTGCCATCCCTTGAATCATCACGAGGTCTCGCATCGGCATCGTTCCTTTCAACTCAATCAAGATGTTTGAATTGTTCAAAGGCTTGTTTGCCAGATAGAGTTCCTGAATCTTTTGAATCGCTGGTTGTATGTGAGAGTCAAACCAAGACGGATTTGCTGAGAGTAGTTTGAAACGAGTTGTATCGTCAAACATCGCTGCTGCCAGTATGTATTGAGAAGGAGTCATAGTGTTGCCTTTTTGTATTTAGGAGAAGCAAGTTCGGTTTTTGTTTCCACTTTTGGAGGATATATGCCTTGATAGTTTTGAGCGATTGAATGCTCAACGGCTTTAGCAAACTCCTCTGCCGTGTATTTGGTTTGGTATTGAGAGATGAGCATCTTCATTCCAGTTTCTTTGTAGGCTTGTTTCTTTTCTGCCTTGTACTTGAACCAAAGTTCAAAGGAATCCAAATACCCTTCTTTTATTGTTTGTTTTATATTGTTTGTTATATACTGTTTTGATTGGTTCAAATTGGCCTTCTCCATTGGTTCATTTTGACCCAATGCATTGGTCAAAGTATACCAATTGGTTTTGTTCATTGGATTGCTATCTAATTTCAATACTTCAATCAATCCTTCCTCTTTCAATTTGAGCAATGCTCTTTTGATTGTTGACTCACTCATAAATGGATATGTCTCGTGCCATTCTCTGACTGAATTGTACATCCATACCTTGCCATTATGAAAATGAGATTGCTTGTTTCTGTTTAACACGAGACCAAACTGGATTCCTTGAATAAGTATTGCAGCCTCTACACCATACTTGATAGCATAGTCAGTTTTGAATGAAATAGTTTCAATCTTCATAACCCCTCATTGGTCAAATAATAATTGTACATACATTCAAAATAAATGCCGTCAACTTCATATTTGTATTGATAAAATTCCAAAGAAAACAAATCACCTGATATTAAATCTGATAATAAACAAAAGTTTCCACTTGTGTCTATATCGTTTCCAATCAATCTTATTGCTATTTGGAAATTGTCTAATTGATTCCGAATCTCCAACAATCTTTGAACGCCTCGAGCATATCCAACTGCTTGTAAAAATGCACTAATTGAAATTTTGTCTTTCTTTAACTCATAGATTGTAATTTTTCCTAACCCTCCGTACGCTGGTCTTTCTAATGTGATTAAATCAGCAATTCCATAATTACCAATTCTTACTTGTCTCATCAACTTTCCGTTAATCTCGAGACCTCTTTCTCTCAACTCATCTATTCCAGACAAGTAGATAATTTCTTCCAAATCTTTTTCCAAAAATTTCATAAATAAAAAAGCCCCAAAGAATACAGGTCGTAGCCGCAACCTGTACCTTCGAGGCAAAGTATTTGTTCTTTTGAGAGTCGGCTACCCCTCGTGAACTTTATCTATTAGTATATAGCAAAGATAGCAAATTGGCTCAATAGCCCAAGTCCTTTTTCCAAGTTTCTTGATGCTCGTGACGAACCTTATACTTGCTTCCTCTAAGGTGTGGGTACTCCTCTTGCAACTTCTGACGGCATCTGCGAATTGTTTCAGGGCTTGTGAATGACCCTGCTGAATACAGCCGTAGAAAGTCCATTGCGCTGATGTTTGGGTTTCCTGCCATCTCTCCCTTCCAAACAAGGGCTTGGAGAAGGTTGTCATCATCCATTGACTTTGGATGGTTCAATAGGATTGCTGCGATTTTCTGCTTGTTCATATAGCCTTCCCCTTGTACATTTTTTTGCGTTGAACTTGGAGGTGATTCTGCCATTCGTTGAATTTGGGAATGACTGGGTCACGCTCAGGAGTTGGTTGGTGAGGAACATCATAAGAGTCAATACCCTTCTTGATGATGAACTTGAGGTAACTTAAAGCCAAGATGGCAATGGTCACCGGGATGATTAGAATTGCTGGTATCATAGTTTGATGTGTTTTAGTTCGTGTGCTTCCACCCAGTATAGGCGTTCTTCTAACTTGATGAGGAAAGTTCCATTGTCCTCTTGCTTGATGACCTCCACAACTTTCCCGTTGAGGTAGGCGTATGTTGGTTTGTTCATAGTTGTCAAAGACCCCCGAAGGGGTTTCGTCCATTCAGGACTCATCAGTTTGACTTGTGATTAAAGAAATCTAACTCTTTCGTATGCTTCTAATAAAGCGTTAATTGAATCTTTGGCTGCCGTTATTCCTTTGTTGAGCCTTTTCATCTTAATCACTTGTAAGTGGCTGGTTGTATCAACAATGTCAGAGCGTTGTTTCCACATAGCATCTCTTTCATTGCGATATTCGCTGATGAGGTTCATAATTGCGTCAAGAGCTTGTTGTTTCTGGTTGTTTTGTTCGTTTTTCATAGTTCAAAGATGCAACCTTTTTTCAATATCACAAATCTTTTTTGCTTTTTTATGGGTATTTATTTGTGAATGACCGAAAACTTTAGTGAATGATGTCTGCCAACATATCAGAAGCGTATTGAATCTTCTCATCTATCTCTGCTTTGACATCATCTTGGTATATCTCTATTTGATATATCTGCTTGTCATCTGGCATTCGTGGGTCATAAGAAACGAACATCCCTTTGGACTTCTCGGTGGCGATCATACCCAGCTGCATTTGCCAATAGTACTCAGGCCGTGAGGATTTGAAATCTTCGTTGTTCCTGATCAGCATATGCTTGATGTGATTGTGGCTCTCGTAAGGGCATTTGATTTCAAGCAAGTGGCTAACCGATAGCCCGTCAGGAGATGCCCCAGAGAAAACCCCATAAGAATAGAACTTAAACTCTTGTCCTCCGTAGTAGTCCCACATCTGGTCACTCATTGCATTAAACTTCAAGAACGCCTCTTGCTCGTGGTCAACTCCCCAATCAAGGGCTGCTCCGTATATTGGTCGTTTCTGCCCAGTCAGAATCTCTGCTGCTTTTTCTATTACAAACGATTTGGCGGTCTCTGAGAGGATTTCTCCCTTCTTGCGAGGGTTACCCATCAAGCGATGAATTTCAGAGGCTGTGAACTTGCCTATTCGCTGTGCTTCCCATTCTAATTGTGTCATTTCTGTTTGGTGTTAAAGGTTTCGTTATAGTACAATTCTGCTTGGTCATTAGTCCATTGAGTATGCGGATAGTCATCAAATACCCTTTGTCCTTCTATGTGTGCATCAACAATCTGCTCCTTCTCCATCTCAAGCATTGATTCAATCTTCTCTTCAATCAGTCTTGGTGTATTTAAATCCATTGGTAGGGTTGCTCTAACCCATTCCAACATTTCTTGCATTGGTGTTTTCATTTCTCTTTGGTGTTAAAGGTTTCGTTGTAGTAGTCATTTGCGTCAGCCCATTGATTGTGCCACCCATCCAACTTCCCATCCAGAAAGGCATCCACAATCACCTCTTTCTCTTTCTCAAGCATTTCTTTTCGGATAGCATACCAAGTGAACTTAT